GTGTGTTCGGAAAGTGTTTTTGTTTTACTGAATATCCTGAAGCCCAAACGGCCGCTAGAATATTGAGTATGCAATATCAATATCTTGATGATGGTATCTACACAATCCGTGAAGTGTTTGACCAAACTTATGAAGAGGTAATAAATGGCTAGAGTACTTGATGCTAATGCAATGTTTGCTGGTGGTGAACCGAAGTTTACCGAAGAGATGACTCGCATTCAATTGATTGAATCGTTGAACTGGTATTCCTCAAACCGAGATTATAAAGATGCTATCAAATACATTGGTGACTATCTTAATAAAAAACTGAAACTCAAAGTACCTGAGAGAATCATTAAGAAACAAACAACCACATTTGGTTGGGTGTGCCGCCTTCTCTACAATGGTGCGACTCTGCCTCAAGAGAATCAGAAATATTTCAACGACACACTTGAAACGATTAAAAAAGGTGATGGACAAGTTGATGAAATTGTTGAAGATGTTACAGTTGTTGCCACTGTAAATCCTTCTATTCAAGACAGAATTAAAGAATCGACTTCTCGTATCATTGCTGAACTAGATGGTTTGGTCGATGACTTCACACTGAATGCTTATCGTGAAACAAAAACACCAAAAGGCATGATGACTGAATTGTCTACAAAAGGTGTGCATGTTAAGGCAATCGTTGAACACTACAAAAAAGTGCGAAGTGAAATTTCTGATGCCATCGCCAAGAGGTATGTGTGTTTCAGCAAAATCATGCCCACGGGATTCGAGTTCTTCGACCAAATCTCGGGTATCAAATTCACTCAGGTCAATTTCAACTTCGGTAGTGATATAGCGGCTCATACGATTTTACCTTCTTCAATCAGAATGCCAAAAGTGTCGAACAATTTATTGAATTTCACATTATACAGGGTAGTTAATGCATTCAGATATTCATTCAAATCTTCATCAGCTACCATTTCATTCTCGGTAACCATTTTAATGTCATCGATAATATTCCAGCACTGCATAATTTCTTGTTCTAGGTCAAATCTGTCAAGACCGCTACCAACATCAGCACTCACCGCATCTGCAATCACTCTTTTTTTCATAATAAACTCCTAATTAATCTAAAGCAACACCATCCATGTACTTCTTACCAGTCCAATGGTCTTTAGTAACACAGATTCCATTTTGTTTCACTCCTAACGGGTGTTTTTCAACAGCCCGTTTAAGAGCAACCTCACATTGTTTTTTCGATTCAAACTCAGTGACGGTACGATTCATATAATCACCGCCAGGAGAGAACATAAAAACAATCAAAACCCAATTCATGCTTCTTTTCCCTTTATAGGTTTTATCTTTGCAGTTGCACAAGTACCTTCAAGAACAGCAATGGTTACATTACCACGAGCGGCGATGCCTCTCATATGTTCCTTTTGTTTATCTAGAGAGTTCACGCACAAGGACTCTTGAGTGTAGTAGGTATCAGGTTGCATGAATTCGCAGGTGCCATTCATACAGATAACTAGAATAGGTATAAAAATTTCAATCATTGTTCAACTCCAAAATATTCTTATGCCATATTTATGGCTATAAATGCTAACATAAACATCAAAATTGCTGCCACAATGGGTAGCACAATGTGTATGACAGAAGTGACTTCTTCCATAGCATCTGTTTCTTCTTTAGCCTGTTCAGCAAGTTCTTTAATTCGTTCATTCATAATTTATCCTGACCTTGCCATTAAGTGGTAGACATTGCTTGTAATAACCGCAGTCTCATTATACAACTTTTCACGGTCCATTGCAAATAGTAAAGCGGTATCTCTGTCAGATGTCAGCATTAATTGCCGATTCTCAAAAACCACAGAATACATTTCGCCTTGCTTTGTTATCTCGGCGCCAGTGATGAGGATTTTCATACAGTTCCTTCGATAATGGTTAGTGAATCTTCATCATCATAACCATTTGGAACTACCTCTTCACCGTAAGTCAATTTATACAGATTAATAATTCTGCCAAAATTTCGCATGTAACGATTAACAATCTGAGTAACACGAGTACCAGAAAGACCGTGACGGCGACCAACTTCTGCATATGTTTCGTTATGGTAGAGTACCTCAGCGAGAATACTCATATTTCGACCACGCCGCTGGTTTTCAGAAAAGATGCCAACTAGTTGTTTTTTATACAACTCATATTCGGGTTGGGAAAGGGTAGTCACAGTAAAATCCTAGTTATCGAATTCACAACCAATATCAGCGGTATCGGCTTCATACTTAGCAACCGCCGAATTTACATCGGACACAAAACTGACATATTTGTGTTCAAGGATAACACGGTCACGAATAGCACCATACACCACCACAGGTGTATCAAGAACAACAGTGTGAACAACTTCACCGCCGTATGCTACACGGCTGAGTTCCACAACACCTGACACGGCGATTTCGCCCATGTAGAGACCAGTAACTGACATGTTTTCAAGATTCCACATTTTCGAAACTCCTTATCGACTGAACAGATTACAGTATACTCTACATGGGTAGAAATGTCAAGCACTTTTAGTTGTTATTTTAAGCCGCTTTCAATAACATCATTGTAGGATACTTCACAAAACCAGTGGTGTCTTTTTTAGCCTTGCCTTTTGCATACAAGCCAACAATAACACCATGCGGGTCAAGGAAACGCAAATCGGATTCATCGCCGTTAAACACAGGAATACCCATGTAAGTCTCAGGCATCGGCAGGGTTTTCTTGATACCGAAAACAGTAGCAATATTGTAACCTTGTGCAATAGCCTTAGCAACATCCGCATCATTTCCATCAGCCGCAGAGAATGTCAATTGATAATTCTCATAGGTAACAGTCTTACGACCAAGAATCTTGGTGTAGTCATAGAATTGGCAATCAGGAAACGCAGAGAAAATATTGCGATACATCACACCGTCACGGACTACTTCGTATTTTTCGAATGCGATATCCGAAGTACCATTCAAACGGAACACAGGAATCATGTCGATTTTACCGGCTTGCTTGATAGCCAACTCTATGTCTTTCACGAGCATAGCCATGAAGTCAACACGGTTCTCGAAAAACATTTTGGTTTTGCGAATACGAGCCTTTTGAATCACATTGGTGAATTCACCTTTTTTGAACATACCGCCACGACCAGCAGTATTCAGGCAAGCGGCTGTACAACCAGCGGTTCGTTTAGCGCAGGTTTCGTAACCACTCAGGTTTGCTGGCGCTAGGTGCAGAATGTAGGTCATGTAACCTTGCGACATTCCTTTAAGGACTTTGGGATTTCCGACTGAAAGTAATTTCATATACACCTCTTAACTAATCAGACTACAGTATACCCTATATGGGTACAATTGTCAAGTGTTTTTTTGTTGTATTTTTACAACAAGGAGTAGTTACCCTCAGTCTCAAAAACTTTAGCCGCTTCCTCAACCTTTTGAGGATAGTTGGTATAGCCAAAATTAGCTTTTTGTGTAGTGATATCAGCAATTAATCCCTGCATAGGAACACCAGAAAATTCACATTCTTTTTGTAGTACTTTAATTGCAGTTTCTAATTTCATAGCATGTCCAATTGAATTTGATATGACTGCTCTTTCATTTCATGGTCGAATGTTCGTATTGTAGTACCAACACCACCACAATTCTCAGTCTTTATGATATGCAACACATTGAGCAATGCTGTGGTTTGTGTGGTGAAAGGACCACTAACAAGGTCTTGAATTGTTGTAATATAGCCAACACCGTTGACGATAGCACGAACCCGTTGGCTGTTTTTGAAACCGGGAACACTTTGTTTAGTACGCATATACAATCCTCAATTAAACATAAAAGTCGGAAGTGAAACCAAGTTCATCATAGACCATCTCACGGACTACAGTGTCAAAGGCTTCGGCAAACTGTGCATAATTAGCGAGTTTGCGGAGGTCAGCCTCAACAGCAGGCCAAGGGCTTTTAACCGCTTTGTGATACATGACAAGACCAGAGACAGCTTTAGCACCATCTTTAGAGAACATACCGTATTTCATCTTTTTTCCTTAACCGAGGGTTTTAACAGAACCTGACACGGAAGCACCAATCAGGACCAGAACAGTAAAAACACAGAGAGCGATAAACATTTTTTTTCCTTTTCAATCTCAACTAACTTAACTACAGTATAGCGCAAATCGGTAGAAATGTCAAGCACTTTTAGTTGTTATTTTACTACGCAAATTCGTAAAACTTAACGGAGGGGTCAAGTTTTTGCAGTTCTTTAGCGGCTTTAGTCAAAGTCTTATAACGAGCCTGTACTTGGCTACGGCTCAGTTCACCGTCACAAGTCAGGTTTTCGGGACTCAAATCCGAATCAATGCTATCAGCAATGGATTGGCGGTCAGCGGCATTTTGCAAACTTAGTTGTCGGCTACCGAAGATTTTAGCAAATGCATTTTTTCGGTCAACATAGGCAGTGAGGGACATTTTGTTTCCTTTTCGATTAATCAGACTACAGTATACAACAGATTGGCAGAAATGTCAAGTGTTTTTTACGCACTAATTTCAAAAAGTTTGCCTTCGCAACCTGATGTAACGGTGAATTTTTTGCCACCGATTGTGATGTAGCCGTAGCAACCATCATCATAGATGCCAAAAGGGCAGGGTTCGATTGTCACGGACCGAACAATCTCGCAAAATCCCCACCGCTTTGTGGGCAGGGTGCCACCAAAATGCCTCATATTTTCTATGGAGGTGATTAGGACTTTTGCTTTCATCGGTGACCTTTCTTACTAACTTAACTACAGTATAGCGCAGTTCTACCGATTTGTCAAGTGTTTTTAATGTATACTTTAGTGTATACGGGAAACATCATTGTTCCATTGGATCGCCAAGTGTGTACTCAGTAATCCACTCAATGGTAAATTTTTCGCCTTTGTGTTCTTTCACATAGGAAATCATTGTATCAAGGTCACGGAAAATCAGGCTTCCGAGTTCATTCGTAATTCTAAACATTATTTTCTTTCAAAGTAGCGGTATGGGAGACCGTTCAGGAAACAGAAGTATTCCCAGTCACCATCGGCGGTGCTGGCTTCCATAATCCAACGGAGTGCAGTTTCACGGTCACGAGCACCCATGCAAATGGTGTTGATAACATGCTGTTCGAAGTTCTTCACAGCGGTGGCTTCAGCGGCTTCACGAGCGATAGCCTCAGCATTGATAACCGTAGCCAGTAAGTCAAACTCAGCCATGAAGTCAGCTTCGGTCCAGCTGGAAGTGTCGATACCACGAGGGCGAACACCATAGGCGTCTTTATACATGTCCCAGTACTGGCACTGCATTTGTTCGAGTTCAGTCATCTCTTCCCAGCTTGTAAAAACTTCATTCATGTTAATTCCTTAGTTCGACCAAAAAGATTCGGAACGGGGTGAGCAATGGTACGGTGTATCGTATCGTTCTTGGAATTCTTTACCAGTCATCAGATTACGAGTAGTCACAAAGGTTGCGAACACTTCAACGACAAAACCGTTTTCACGGATGTTATCAGCGAGGGTTTTGATACCGGCATCAGTAGCAGTAAAATCACGCACTTCAACCAAACGGCGACCTTCTTTGGTACGCTTATCGGTCTTGTAAATTTCGAGGGTGTATTCTTTCATTGCAGACATTTGGTTTCCTTTTCTTACTAACTTAACTACAGTATACAACAGATTGGCACACTTGTCAAGCAATAAAAGTTGTTATTTTACAACAGAAATTGTCGGCTTTCGCCTTCCACTGCTCACGACTGCTTCCCAATTTCAGCGTCCATTGGCACCCGTGGTAGGGCTACAATGCTCATCGGCCGCACCTTCGAGGGTGCGTGATCCTTGGGATAGGACTTCCATGCCTTGACCTGCATGGACTCAGGATGTTCATTTGCCAGTAATTTTTCAACTGGCGACCTCGGGGATCCGATCCCTCTGTCTTAATCGTACAAGCACTCAAAGGCGTATTGTTCATCACTCATGGCCTGAGCCGCAAGCAAATCAACAGAAATCACTTCGAGAAAGGACTCAACCAACTCAACAGGAAACTTCACAATCTCAGCAATCTCAGCACTATCGTAACCAGCACAGGCTAGTTCTTCGATATTAAGGGCTAGGTCGGACATCTTACTCATTTTTTCAACTCACTTTTTTGCTAACTTGAATACAGTATACTGCAATTCGGCACATTTGTCAAGCACTATTTGTTGTTATTTTGCATCAGCGCCAGCGACTTTGATAGTTGCAACTCCTCTTGCAGTTCTCGCTGATTCAACTGTTCACCAATCTCAATCAGCAGGTCATGCAAGGCTTCGGTTTTGAGGTACAGGTTGTCGATTTGTGGGTCATACAACTTAGTGAATTCTCTCAACTTCCAATCTACAGCATCCACAGCTTGGCAGAGTTCATTGTACTTGGCGTTAATTTCATCAATGTTTTTCATAGTGTTCTTTCGTTTTACAGGTGTATTATATCGCAACTCTGCCGATTTGTCACACACTATAGTTGCGATTTACTTGCTACGGCGATATTCTTTTCCGTCTATGATAAGCACATGGTTATAGGAATCAGCATCGACTTCGTTCACTTTAGTTTGCAACTGTTGCAAACCTTGCTGGGCTAGTTCTATGCACTTTGTGGGACCGAGAGTAGCAATTACCAGACCCAATATGATACCAACAATAAAATGCATGTTAACGACCTCCGTTGGTTGCTTTGCAATAGCCAAGATTTTTCAGTTCAGCAACTTTGTGCCCATTGTAGGAAATGCTTCCCCGTTTCATTGGCCAAGTTCTTTCAGCAGGTCGAGCCTTGCGAGTAGCTAAGACTGACACAAAGACACCAAGTTCTTCGTTAAAATACTTTGTAACAACTTTCATTGCAGTTCCTTAGAATGTATTCAGTGTGGGATTCAGTTCAGAAATCAATTGTCGTTCTCGCTGGTGCGCTGGTTTGCGACCACGGACAACTTCAATCACTTGATAGGACCATGTACAGTCACTCAGTTCACGGAGAGCCGTACACATAGCCCATGCTTTATTCTCGCATTTGGCTCGGCTCATATGCTTTTGCCAACGGACTTTGACCGAACGGAGATATGCTTGTCCCTGCGCTACAGTCAGACCGATGTAGCTATCGCCAGTGTCTATGCACTCTACACGATACAGCACATGGTTTCTGTCTTGGCGGGGTTTTCTTTTCAGCATATGCATATAATAGCACAAACTGGCACACTTGTCAAGTACTATTGTTGCGATTTTGTTGCGAAAATACAACAAGATTTATGTTGACAGGCTCGGATTTCTGTGATATAATAGAGGGTTAGTCACCACTTGCCGCTTACATCCCAACCTTCGTAGCCATCCATGTCTGGTATGTCTGGCACACCCACTGCGAATTCATCGATACTCACTGAGTCACTCTGTTCGCCACTGTTTATTCTTCGTATCTTCTCTAGTGTAGCGACACCCTCTGGTGTTTGCTGATACTCAAGCATGGCGATTCTGCGATTCTCATTCGTTTCTGCGCTGTGTTCTCGCACATTACCACATGATGCAGAGCAATATGGTCCTCTTTTGCGGTGTTTTATCCCACACCTCGGGCATTCTTTCTCTCTGAAGATTCCTGGCATATTTAATATTACCGTTTGCACCCCACATTATGACACATTATTGCACTTCTTTTTCTTCATCTACAGTCGGTACAGTCATCCATTCTGACCATTGATAGTTCGGATATGGTCCCTCATGGTCTTTATATACTCTATACTGTAATGTCATGGATGCATGGGATGGAGATATTCTCTCTTTAACCCATCTTAGTTCTACATTATTCATATCAATTCACCAAGTCTTCTATGTCTATATTAAGAGGTTCTGATAGATTTTGGTCAATGCAGACAGGGTGGTGATTACCATTAAATACTGTTGGTGCTACTACTACTAGTTTCACCAATTCTTTCATGTTATCATTTTCCTTATCTTGTGGAAAATATCCCATTATTACAATCGGCCATATAGTTAAACCACATGATTCCAATGCAATTCTAATTTTGGTAAATTCTTGTTGAAATTGTACTCGTTTAGTCTCTAGCGTTGCCTTCTTAGTCGGTGCATTGAAATGTCCTATTACATAGGTGTACTTACCAGTCTTAGAATATCTTTCAATTGCTGCAATAACGGCACGATATTGATATCCCTCTTTAATATGCACACCATACATGTCACGGCCGGCATCCCATTCACCTTCAATGTAATATTCTTCACTGGAATGATTGTCAAACCATGCTCTAATCTTTGGTGTTGAAGTGTATATGATATATGGTTGCGGTGTATTCACCTCTTCCATAACCTGTTGAATTACACGATTCATTACACTTTTATCACGGTTCGGATAAACTTTTTTAAATTTATTTCTGATTTCAGCGTCAGTATTACCTACGATTTTGTCCTTGACCTTCTTGGCCAAAAACTTACGCATATCAATTTCTTTGTTGATACGCTTGGGTAACTGCTCATTCTCGGCTGCCTGAACATCC